TGCCAAGATGGCTGAGTTGCAGGGGCGGCTGGATGCCATTGGCCTGGGTTCCCCGCAGGCCAATCCGCAGGGCGTAGGAGCCGGCACGACCGGCTCGGCCAATCCCCCTGGCGATATCGAGTCCCAGATCCAAACCCGTGCAGCCGCCTTGGCAGAAACTGCCCGCTTCACTGAGCAGTGCAATGACATCGCGCGGAAGGGTGGAGCGGCGTTTGCGGACTTTGGCGAAGTGATCAAGAACTACGGGACGTATCTCGGCGGCTTGCCCAATTCTATCATCGAGGGCGCTTTGGAGACTGACGATCCGCATATTACCATCTACGAACTCGGCAAGGATATGGCCGAGGCGACACGGATTGCGGGATTGAGCCCTGCGCGGCAAGCAGCCGCAGTGGCAAGGTTTGCGGGGAAACTCGCCAAGAGTGCCCCGGTGGCGGGCAATGCTCTGGCGGCAGCGGTTGGGGGCACAGGTGCAGCTCCGGCTGCTCTCCCTCCACCGATCCAAGCCAAAGTCGGCAGTGCCAACAACGGCACCGGGCGGCAAGGCGCGGTGAGACTGGATGATGAGAAGGTCTCAATGGAAGACTGGATCAAGACGAGGAATGAGTCGATGAAGAGGCGATAGCCTTTCCGCAGGGCGCTAGGCCCTGCTCCTTCACTCGGGGCTCTGTCCCGCGACTACATGGGTCATCTTGTCGGACCGAAAACGACACGCGGGGACAGTGTTAACACGTAATCGAGCGGCTTCCCCGCTCTAAGGATCGATCCCATGGCCAATAGCTTGCTCACTATCAACATGATCACTCGCGAAGCAGTTCGCCTGTGGAAGAATGAAAACTCCTTCATCCAGCACGTCGATATGCAGTATGACAATAGCTTCGCCCTGAGCGGTGCGAAGATCGGCACCAGTCTGCGCATCCGCCTGCCGAATGACTTCACCGTGGCGACTGGCCCGGCTGCCAGTGTGCAGGACACTGCTGAGCAGAGCACGACCCTCGTCCTCGCCACGCAGAAACACGTCGATGTGAGCTACTCCTCGGTCGATCGGACCATGAGCTTGGACGATTTCTCCAAGCGCGTCCTGGCCCCCATGGTGAACAATCTCGTCGGCGCTGTGGCGCTCGATGTGATGACTGGGGTTGAGGGCGGTGTGTGCAACTTCGTGTCGAGCACCGACGGCAGCGGCAACATCCTGTCCCCCATCGCGAGCACCTGGCTTGCCGCTGGTGCAGCCCTGGACATCAACTCCGCCCCCCGCCGCAATCGCAAGATCATCCAGGACCCACTGACCCAGGCGCGGACCGTGGCGAGCCTTGCTGGTCTGTTCAACCCCAATGCTCGGATCAGCCAGCAGTATGACTCTGGCGAGATGATCCAGGCGCTCGGGTTTGAGTGGTTCATGGACCAGACGGTGCTGAAGCACACGACGAGCGCCTACTCTGGCACGCTGACGGTGAACGGGGCGGGGCAGACGGGGCTCACCCTCATCGTCAACGCCATCACCGGCGGCTTCAACGTGGGTGATATCATCCAGATCGCCAACGTGAACGCAGTAAACCGCATCACCAAGCAGACCACCGGCCAGTTGCGGCAGTTCGTGATCACCGCCACTGCGGTGACGGGGGCAACCCAGCTCAGCATCTACCCGGCGATCGTGCCAGCTGGTATCGGCGGCGCGCAGGTGCAGTATCAGACCACTGATACCAGCCCGGTGAATGGTGCGACTATCACCCCGGTGACTCTGGCCAGTCAGGTCTACCGCAAGAACATCGCCTTCGCTCCAGAGGCCATCACCATGGCAACTGCGGATCTGGTGATGCCGCGCGGCGTGCATGAGGCGGCGCGGGAGCAGTACGATGGTGTGTCGATGCGTATGGTCAGTGCCTACAATATCGAGACGGATCAGTTTGTAACCCGTCTGGATGTTCTCTATGGGTATCTGTATGTCCGTCCGGAGTGGGCGGTGGCGATTGCAGACGCTATCTGAAGGGGGCGGCTAGCCGCCCACTGAGGTCTGGTGGGGGAGCAATGGTGCTCCCCCTCTTGCGATTAGAGGGGATGGTTCCCCAGGAGAAAGAGTATGGCTCGTCGTCCGGTTTTCAATGGCCCGTATGAGATGATGGATTTCCCGGAATACACTTTTCGCGAGTGGCCGAAACAGGTGACTCTCCCCTCCGGCGCTGTGGTGGTGGCGACAAGCCAGCGGCATGAACTGGATCTTCGGGCGGATGACAATACCGTGGTTGCCCCGCACCCGGCAGAGGCGGAAGCTGCTCTTCTCGCCAAGGCCAATGACGAGGCCCAGACTCAGATCGCAGAGTTGCAGGCTCAGTTGGCCAAGCTGCAACAGGGGCTCCCGCAGGGCGTTATTCCGCAGGGCGATATGGTGGAACCAGCGGCCAAAGCTGACCCTCTGGCAAGTCTTGTCGGCGGTTCCACCGCCCCTGCCAAAGGAAAATAACCATGGCACAGACTCCTGAGTTCTTGGAATACCCCAAGGCCATTGACTCTGGCTCATCTGGCCCCTCCATCATTGTCTACAATGCGGAGCAGGAAGCGGCGGCCAGGGTGAAACTGGGGTTGCCTGCGGTGGTGGCGACGGCAACACCAGCGCCCCCAGTGCCAACCGCATCCCCAGTTGACCCACGCGATGCGACTATTGCACAACTCCAGGCTCAGGTTGCGGCCCAGGTTGCTGCTGCTGCTGCAGCATCGGTCAATATCACCTCCCTCACCGCTGCATTGGCTACTGCCAAGGCTGAACTAGCTGCAATTCAGACCGCCGTGGCCGGGGCATCTGCCGCCAGCGTCTCTGTTCCCGTTCAGCCATAGGCCATTGCCATGACCCCCCGTGATATTATCCAGATGGCCCTCCGGGACTCCGGTATCACGGGGGAAGGGATTGTTCCCAGTTCTGACGATATGAACGATGCGTTTACTAAGCTCAACTGGATGCTGGCGCAGTGGCAACGCAAGCGCTGGCTTATCTGGCATCTTATTGATCTGGTTCATGTCGCGGATGGGAGTACCGGGTTCACCGTTGGCCCAGGTGGAGCGGTGAATACACTGGTTCGACCGGATAAGCTCGAGTCCGCATTTGTCCGGCAGATCACGGGGAGCAGCTTCGCAGCTCAAGTCGACTACCCACTCACCATTATTCCCAGTTACGAGTCGTATAGCGTCATCGCGCTGAAGGCTTTGCCAAGTTTTCCCCAGTATGTGTTCTATGACTCGGGCTACCCCTTGGGCACCTGCTATGCGTGGCCTGTGCCGCAGGCAGGACTCTACGAGGTCCACCTACAGGTGAAGGAACTACTCAATCAGTTCTCCAACCTCGACCAGACCATCTCCTTGCCGGAGGAGTATCTTCCTGCGATTGAGTTCAACCTAGTGCTCAGACTTGGCCCAGCCTATGGGCGTGCCCCTGACCCGGCCATTGTCGCACTAGCTAAGGACTCCCTCAACGTACTCCGCATGGCAAATACGCAGATATCGACTATGCGGATGCCGGGAGAGTTGGTAAGGAATGGGATCTACAACCCATACTCGGATCAAATTCGGTAAGGCATAGCCAACTGTGGCACAGCCAACCGCGACGAGCCCGTATCTTCACCACAGGGAACCCTGAACATGACTTCTACTTCACTTCTGACTGGGCCGAATTTTGCGCAAATGAATGCGGAAAGTGTCCTGCTCGTCGTTCCTGGGCAGACCCAGGCGCAGGCTGCAAGCCTCGGCAACATCATCTCTGGTGTGAGCCCGAATTGTGTGCCGATGACCGGCCTAGTTGCCCATGCAGGCGGTGGGCAAGCGAATGCCCTGCCGCTGCTCGTCTACATGAACGAAGTGGCGACTGTGGCGACCGCAGCAGACTCGGTAAAACTCCCCCTCGCCGTCAATGGGTTGGAAGTGCTGCTCAGCAACAGCACGGCAACTTCGATGCAGGTCTTTGGCAGTGGCACCGATACCATTAATGGCGTCGCCACGGCAACTGGTGTTGCCCAGGCTGGCGGCGTGTGCGCACTGTATATCTGCACGAAGAGTGCCCCCGCTGGGACGTGGCGGCGCATTCAGTCCAGCTGATTGGGGAACCCTCCCCTATGGGCGCACTGCCACTTAATTCTGGCACGTACAGTAGCACAGCGTATGCACTCAATGCGCAGCGCTGTGTGAACCTGTATCCCGAGTCAGCACCGCAGGAAACAACCCCTGCGGTGCCGGTGGTGCATATGCTGGCACCGGGGCTGAAAGTGGCCCTGGTATTCCCAGACGCGGCGATGGTGCGCTGTGTGTACACTGCATCGAATGGGGACCTGTATGCAGTGTGCGGGTCATCGGTGTATTATGTTCAGGCCAATACCCAGGGGGCATACAGTTACACCTATGTGGGCTCGGTAACGCAGGGGACTGGGCTGGTCCGAATGGCGGATAATGGCCAAGATATACTCATCGTCGATGGCTCGGCTGTTGGCTATAGTATTGACTTGACCTCTCGGCGGATGAGTGGGATTTCGGCCGCCGCCAACAGTGGGACCAATGGGTTTGCCTATAGCGGTGCGGACTGGGTGGACTTCGTTGACACTTTCCTGTTCGGCAACACCCCAGGAACAAGTAACTGGTTTGCCTCTGCCAGTAATACCCTGGCCTTCGATCCACTCAGCTATGGGTCGAAGAGCGGGCTCAAAGACACCATCCTGGCTACGGTGGTGGCAAAGCGTAACATCTGGCTTATCGGCACCCAGGCGACAGAACTCTGGTATAACGTGGGAGGGGCGAACTTCCCCTTCGGTCTATTCGCCGGTCCGTATATGGAACACGGCGCGGTGGGGAAATATGCCATTACTCGCTGTGGCGCGGCGATAGCCTGGCTGGCTCGGGACAAAAACGGCAAGGGCTTTGCCCTGGTGGGCGAGGACTACAGTGCTAGGATTATGAGCACCCGTGCGTTGGAGGGGGAATGGCAAAATGCGAGTGTGTATGGGGATTTGAGCGATACAGTGGCATTTAGTTTTCAACTGAATGGGCATTTTTTCGCGGTCTTTAGGTTCCCGACTGCGGATAAGACGTGGATCTTGGATATACTTTCCGGCCAGTGGCACGAGCGAGAGACTCAGGATACCAGTGGTGTTCCGCATCAGTGGAGGGTCACATGCGCGACTGCGGCATATGGGGTGGTGTTTGGGG